CATTAGTAAATTTAACATCTATAGTAAAATCACCGAACCATAAATCTACACCTCCGTCTGTTGCAACATTTACGGTCGGCAAATCTAAGTTAAACAACCTAGCAATCGCAAACTCTGCTTTGAATCCGTAAACATTAGCCTCAGTTCTTGATTGTTTTTTATTATCAAGCCTTGGCGCAAATCCTTGCATCTCACAAAGTTTAACAGTGTCAGCACCCATTAATTGGCAAGTGTGAGCATCTTGTTTGCTTAACCTTAATATCATATAAACCTCCTACAGTTTTAAATTTACTATGGCTCGGTCAAGCCTCGCCTGTTGTTAAAATAAATTTCTTGATATTTCTTGATTTTATTAAAAGCACTTTAAACCCTTTTACTTGTCAGAGTAAAATTTACGATCTGAGGGCTTTGCGACTCAGCGGTTAGTTCGTATTCGTATCGGATATCCAACCTATCCACAATCTAAAACCGATTAAATTGTAGGGCCATGTCTGGAGGGTCAACGGCGATCATTCTCGCTCATCACGCTCTGACGTTTAATTTCAGGAGTCCGTCAGCCTCAAGCCCGAATACTTTGTTAATTAAAAAACATCTCAACAAAAATGTACACTTACACTATATAATTAAAAGTTATAAAAGCATCTACGCTTATATCTAAAGCATCACATACACGCTGTATCGTGTGCAGTTTCATGTTAGATTGAGTGCGCCAGCGCAAAACTTGTTGAGGAGATGTTTTAGCTATTTTAGCAAACTCTACACTGCTAATACCTTTCTGTTCTTGAGCGGCTATAACGCATTTGCCTACGTGAATTAATTTCATTAGTTTGAATCCTATGTTATATTTATTGCGTCACTTCCCCCGAGTGACTTACCTCCTATGGTTTGCCCCCCGAAAGGGGGGCTTTTTGACTAAAAGGGGATGTCATCAAAGGTATCTTCTGCTACCTGTTGCGGCACACTGGCAGTTTCACCATCAGACCAGAACACTTTTACGTTACCTAATATTTTAGGACGATCACCACCTGCATCACGCTCTTCTTTGGTTTGTGAATGTGATATAAAACCATTGTTCTCATACTCATCCTGATTATCTAGATCTACGAATGTCGTCATATCTAAATAAACCCCTTTTGCTCCTTTGTATAACTTAGACTTATCAATCTTGCTTACATCTATCCTTACGCTTAATCCTACTTTCATTTTAACTTCTCCACTTGGTTTAAAATTTGACTTACAGCCGCATTAACTTCAGCGGCTAACTTTGCGATGTATTCGTCATCGCGTTTAACGCGCACAAGAACGTGCCGCATTTTTGGATGATAGGCAAAAAAGTCCCACCAATCACGTTGAGTAATCCACATACAACCTTGAATTTGTTGCCAGTATTTCCTAACACCGACTTGATCATCTGCCAGATAACTAACCATCGTTTTAGGCGCAGGACATTTAATCTCTAAACCGCCATCACCATTAATTAGGCCATCAGGTGAACAGCCAAACTCAAAGCTAGGGTCTACAATAAAGCCAGTTTCTATAACCTCATTATCGGTTATAAACTCATACGCCTCTCTAGCCTCTGGTTCTAACTTAGTCCCACGCTCCATCCATTCAGTAACATGAAAAGGGGTGGATTCACCTGTAAGACGTTCTGCAATTAGTTCGTGAATATATCCACTAGCAGAACTTGACGGCTTACCAGTTGCAGTAATCAGCTTAGAAAAGCCACTGGCAGATGGCCTACCCAATCGAGCGGCAAGCCATTTCTCAGTCCCTTGTTCATGCTCAAAAATTATAATGAGTTCTTTCCTTTACAATTTGTGCGTGTATTTCCCTGTTACATTGATTCGCGTATTTTTTTGTAGGGATAAAAGCGATAACATAAGTATGGCAATTAACGCACCCACCCTCCAAAACACACTCATAATCTGGGCTGTCAGATAAACCTTGATTTGCACCTAAGCTATCACCGCAGTCTGGACATATGATCTCTATATGCTTTCTCACTTCTTAGCCTCTAACGCGGCAATCACTCTGTCGTAATTACTGGCTAAAACTTGATCAATATTTTCTACCTTAAGCCACTCTAAAAACCTAGCCTTATCTGATTTTGTTTCATTAAGTAATTTTTTAATAGCAATTATTTGATCTTCACTAACCGTTGCTTTAACTACTGCCTCTGGTAAATCTTCACCTGCGTAGATGTAGTGGCCTAATCCAAACATTGCAAAGCACTTTGTTAAACAGCGCATCTTGGATGAGTTAATTGCAAACTTATCAGGGTTGGATATTGCTTTGTTACGGTGATCCATGACTGGCAACCACATATTCCTAACCATGGACTGATCTTTTTCAGTTAATAAAACACTGCACCTAATTTCTACCGTCCCAGTTTCATTACATTTATCCTCCTCAAAGGTGTAATGTATGTCAGGATAATGCTCCATCATAATGCCGTAAGCCCAAGCCCATGACAGATAAGACAGCTTGCCTTTTTTCTCAATATGATCTGACACATCAACAGCAGATAAAGTCTGCCAAACTTCTTTAGATAAATTCATGTTGACCTCCTACAGTCTCTTGTTTTGCGTACTGCTCACCATAACCTAGTTCGTAAGCCTCTGATTGACCCTCTAAGGCAGGGTAGCCAAGAACGCAGTCATACTCACCGCGCTCATAGTCGTTTAACTCGTTGATATTCATTACGCTACCTCCTGATCGTACCAAGCTAAAGTCCCGTAAGATGGCTTGCGCCCTTTAAACTCTTCCAGCCAACGATCCAGAGTAAAATCGTTAAGTTTGTAAACGGCTACAGTAGCAAGATCCAGATAGCTCATGTCAGTAGGGTGTACCCAGTAAAAGTATCCGTTACCTTTTTCTAATTCCCAACCAGCCTCTATCTCTTGAACTGCTTTGTTAATTTTTTTAGTAGTTAATTTCATTTTTATTGCCCTTGTTTTATTGATTGAGTTTACATTATGGACTATGCAATCTTAAATGTAAACTGTTTTGTTAATTATTTATACGAAAAAATGCCCCGACTAGCGAGGCATATGGATTTAGTAAGACCAAATAGAGGAGGGGAAACCATCCTCTTGTGTGCAAACATCTAAGTGGATAAATCTGCCAGTGCCTTTTTGCTGTACACCGATTCTTTTAACACCATGCTTCTGTGCCACTCTAATGATCTCTAAGGCGTTTTCCCCAGAACATAATATATCTACTGCCTTTCCGTATGTATGCGATCCTAGACGCTCTTTACGCGCTTCTATGGGGTGTTCTGGTGAACGATAAGCACTAGACAGGGGAAAGCTAAATCCACACTCGTGTCTTATCTCGTTTAACATTTTTAGGAAGTCAGGGTCAAACCCTTCTTCTCCTGTTGCTTTGCATTTTAATTCTTTAGGTTTAAAGTAATTCAGTGTTTCTTTTTTCTTAGTCATTTTCCGACTCCTTTTATGCGCTCTGCGCTACGTAATCCACCAAGACCTAACATACCCATCAAGACAGGTAGCATAACAGATGTATCAGCTTGTGGGATATCTACACCAAAACCAGCGGCTAAAGGTGAGACTAGGAAGTTGACTGCGAATCCGAGGACACAGACCCACCCTGTTGCTGGTCGCCAGCTAGATTGAAACCAGTTGCCTTTAGCTTCTGCTTTGTTGAGCTCAATCTGAGCGACTGCGAGTTCCTGCGCGTGGCGTTCAGAAAGCGTTGAGAGTTCAAAAGCAATCTTCTGTTTTTCGGAGGCATCAGGTATCCATTTGTCAAGCAAACCAGTAACTGGCTGAATAAGGGAGGTTAAAAGATCCATTACATTATCTTCTCTAATACGAATAGACCAATGATGAGGGGGTACATACCCCACAGCATCATCTCAGTCTTTTTAAACCTAATAGAACCCTCATCAAGGCGCTTCTCAATAGATTGGAACTTCATCTCTATAGCTTCCATTCTTACCGCACATTCACGCTCATGCGCCTCAAGTTTTAAAAGTGCCTCTTTGACAGTTGCCATTAGTTTTCCTCGTCTACCGCTTCATCAGTTTCTAACTGTTGTGTTAGCATATTCATAAATGCATCACGGCCAACACTTAACTGATCTAAGTTAAAACGAGTGCTTGCTATCTTTCTGTCTAAGTCAGCAACATGATTAACCATTGCTTGTTGTTCTTCAGACATATCTTCTAGGGTGTAATCTACATCATTGATCGTAATGGGAGTTGTTTTTTTCTCGCCCATGTTAATCTCCTTTAGGTTAGTGAACTTCTATTTTAAAAAAATACTGCATATAGTGCAAACCCAAAAATTACAAGGGCTAATACAAGACCCAACCATGTTGCGCTGTCCGACCAATCTTGACCTGAAATCATTTAAATATCTCCGTTGTTTGAGGGTCTACATATTTAGGTTTACAATAAGCTCTTACAGGTACAGGAAATGCTTTTTTAAACGTAATTCCTGCTGTACCCTCAATGCCTTGTAGGCTAATACTTCGGGCAAAGTATGTGCATTTATTTACATCAGCCCACACACCATATTCTTCTGTCTCTATAACAAGACTGTCAGCAGTCAGCGTTTCAAGCATTAATGCAAACACCAACTGTTTCACCTAATAACCTTGTCCTTTACATCAACCCATTGAACCTGACAACGACAGTCTACAGGCTCGTACTTATTACTGGGTCTTGATAGTTCTTGACACATATAAATACAGTGTGACTTCTTTAAATAATAAAGTGTCTGCTCATCAACTACTTCGCCATTGACAAAGAATAGAAGGGCAAACACCATTTTCATTGTTTAGCCAGTAGTGCCTGTACTAACGCAGAGATTTGATCGTTAGTCTTTTCCTGTATCTTCTCTTGTCTAGCCAATGACTCTACAATTGCATCAACCTTAGTCTCTGTTACAGCTTGTGCTTGTCCGTTTTCAGCGGCCTTCTTAGCAGTCTCTTTAACTATGACTTCGATTCTTTTAACTTCCTTAGTCGTAGTCTCTGCATTAGCCTGTGCCGCACCGTAAGAGATAGCACCGACAAACAAACTAACTACTAATGGAATAGCCCAAGTTGGAATGACAATACCTTTATCACTCATGACCAAGGCACTCCGTGACCATCAACAGGGTTTTTCTGTAGTTCGATGTTTGCCGCTACTGAATTAAGAAGTGATTGAACTTGTTCCTCACCCATCTCAGCGTGAAGCCATGAGATACAGTTAGCCTCAGTTACATCTGCATAAGGCGTGTAATTATCTGGATCAGGATCACCAAGATTCTGTGTACCATAAGAAGATGCGTGATAAGTTACTTCATTGTCTGTCTCCTCTGCGTTCAAACGCCAGTGAAGTAGATTGATTACATTTGTTAATCCGTCCTCTGACAGTACATATTCGCACTGTGCTATAGACCATGTGTTAGTTACTGCCATTTTGCTATTCCTCTAGTTGAGCGACACGTTGCCGCAGTGATTGAATTTCTTTGATTAACATTGGTACTAATTTACTGTAGTCAACACCCATCATGTCATCTGGAGTGTCACCTTGAGTTACTGCGTCTGGTGCTACTTCAAGTAACTCTTGAGCCACCATGCCGTAGTCTTGATGCTCACCGTCTGCTTTCCAATCAAACTGCCTGACTTGGATAGCATCGACTTTAGAACCTGAGTCATCAGAGTCTTTGATGTTGTCTTTGAGTCTTTCATCGGATGAGGTGTTGTATGCTGTAGCACTTGTAGTACTAGTGATGCTACCGACATAGGGGCTTCCGCTTATGTTCGTAAAGCGAATCATAGTTGCAGTGCCAGAGAAGTCTCTAACTATCTCTAAGGAAGGGATAACATTACTACTTGGCGATCCATCTAAAGTAATTCCAGCGTCTCCAGCGGAAGAAGCTCCTATGAGGAATTCACCGCCTGATGTGAGCCTTGCGGCTTCCTGTCCACCAGTAAAAAATTTAGTTGTATTTGCTACATCACCAAAGTTTATATATGTGTCTGGGTCAGAGACACCACCAACATTTTTAACGTAGGCAGAATTACTTAGGTAGAGGTCTTTGAAGCGTTGGCTTGATAAACCTAAATCAGTTGTTCCGTTTTCTACGGCAGTGCTATTGCCTGTTGGTGCTATGTATCCATTCCCAAAACGTAACCCTTTATGTCCTGAAGCACCAGCATAAATATTAAAGTCGCCATCAACAGTACCAATACTACCTACGGTTGTGCCAGACTTGAAAAGTCTAATCAGATCACCGTCTGATCCTGTACGATTTATGTTAACCGTAGCATTAGCGTTTGCTGTGGCATTGTAGTAAGAAAAACCTGCTCTACCTTCAGAACGCAAGTTATGCCCATTGTCTGCCGCACTGTTTGCGCTGTTGGTCCAAACGAATTCGTCAGTAGTACCCACCAAAAGATTTCCATCAGCCGTCAGCGTCATGTCATGGGTTGTTCCGTCAGGAGTCCAACGACAAGAGCCGTCTGCATTGAGTCT